GCATTCTGAAGTTATGAGGCGCTTAATCTTGAAATAGTCAACTGGTGGTGGCTAAACAGGAGTGCCGGCACAAGTAGACGTTAGCTAATAGTACCCGGTTTTCTCATCAATCACAATTTAGCTTGGTTAAGGCAGCGCAGAATCTAATCATATTTCCTGTCACTTTGTTCCATTTCAGTCTTTGTTTATCAGTTGGACATCAAGTTAGGGAATGTAAGCTCCTCGCCGTTACATTCTTACATCAGCTATTTAATCTCTTAATGTTCCTCTTCCTATTGGTCCGTAAGTTAGTAGGTGATCTTCTAAGACATTCCACTAGTTGAGGTTGTCTTTCTTCTAGGCTTTGCATGATGGGCAAAGGATGCCGTCCTCTTAATCTACGCATGCATAGTGGGTTGCGCCAGCACAAAAATTGCATGGACATACGGTAATGCTAGCAACTGCGAGCCACGCGATGTAAGTATGGTACTTTCGCGTTTTCAAGTCAAAGATGTGCTTCGGAGCAAATTAGCCTTTGATACCTACCCAGGCATGTTGGCAAGAACCGAGAATCAAAGCCGTGCGTGCACCTGATCCAATAGTTTTAACAATTTTGTTTGGACCATCAACTTCAACATAGTGTATAGTTATGCCATCAGTTTCCGCAATCATATGGATTAAATCGGAGGTCTCCGCAAATGTATAGCCGCTTTTAGTTTTCTTTGGCATATTCAGGAATCACTCTTCAAGTTTGGCATAAGGATTTTCAACATTGACTTCTGGCGTTAACTTGTAGTTGAAAATGCCTTATGCCTGTGCAGCTGCTTCTTGTGCATCCGAGTAAGACCTTCAGGCGTGAAACTGGTGAATGAATAACAGTGCAGACATCATACATTAGTTGTTTTCAACTCCACTGCCCACGTCGAATATGTCCCAATCTAACAACAATTGTCAGTCGATAGCAAAATTGTCTTCAGGATTTGGGCATTTTGGTCCTAGCAAACACTTTTCAAGTGGTGCTACTTTCCAGTTAGTATAGGGCTCCAAGTATCAATCATGTTCATCTTTAAAAAGCTCTGTTTAGTAGTTCTTTCCTCTGACAATCACGTGTTTAACCATATATATGGCATCCTTACACGCGTTGTACAATGCAACGAATCGCTCAAATCTTAAGAGTATACGCTAAATTGCTTCGGCAGTCGTGACATCACTCATTTGGAAATCTTCTCATGGGTGGTCAATGCCAAGATAAAGTTTCACAGCATCTGGAAAACTTATTTTGCCGTTTAACTACTATTGCACGACGCAAATTCCAAAATCGGGTTTGATGACTTCCCTCTCTTCTTGTAGATAACAAATAATACTCTTAATCTACCGGATTACATAAAGAAGTGGTTAGAGATACTCAATTACTGCACGGCCATGGATAACGACGACTTAGTCCTTAAAAGCTAAAAGCAACGATGTAACTGCTGTGCCGGAGAAAGTAAGCTAAACAAAACATTGATCATCTGATGCTAATGTGGCGAGGCTCAGTAGAGCTGAGTCGATGTCTTAAGTAATCGTGTATTAGGTATTATCTTACGTCCAAGCTTGATTAAATCTGTC